TCATTTGAATATTTTGATCCCAAATTATTGTAAATTCTAGGAAAGTGATTAACCAAAGGCAAACTTTTAGAAACTTTAATAGCTTTCTTATTTGGGCATTTTGAACAAGTTTTGTCTGATGGACTACATACACCTAACTTTTCGCATTTAAATAGCTCCTTAGTCTTTCTGGTTGATTTTGGCAACCTTTCTGCTATAGGGAATTTTGTGGTTAATCTATCTTTTACCATATTGTCCCAAGATGGAACTGGTTGCCAAATAGTTTTAAATTCACTCATATTAATTTCATCCCATAGTTATTAATGCCAGGTTTTACTACTAATCCCTCTTTTCTAATTAACTGGTTTGCTTTGAACTTTCTGTAGTTCACTTCATGATGGTGTCTGTTGAATTTCCAGACCACTTTAGCCACATCTGGGTGCATATCCACAAGCATTTGGCTCTTGGGTAAAGTTCCCTCTTTGGCATAGAAAGCATCAGTATTGCCTCCTTTTAGGGTCTGAGTTGTAGCTTTTTGCTGGAGAAAAGCATTAAATTGGATGGTGCAGAATCCATCCTTGAGCACTCTGAGGCTTAAATCTGTATCTTCATTGTATCTACCTCTCCATCTGTAGGGTATGTCATTCTGGATTAGCAAGCAGGAATAAATCCTGGTGTTCATGACAAAAGGTGGATGTAATGCTTTAGCCAAGACAAAAAAATCATAGTTAAATCCTGAAATATAAACATTAGTGTATCTATCAACAAAATCCTCAGCACATCTAAAAATTGTTGGGCAGTGGCATCTCACCATTCTGTTTCTGTTTAGCCTGCAAAAGTTTTCAATATTGTCATCCATGACCCAGTGCCTGTGAGCACCAAGACTAATGGAATGTTCCCAGGCAAAGTTTCTTGCAGCTCCTGGTCCTTTGCTCTTGGTACTGCCAAGATTATCAAAAATGTCATACTCATCCAAATACTTTTGTGGCAAGATAAGGATTTTGGCTGGGTCTATGACCTTGGCATAAATGTCAAATTCTTGTTCCTCAACCACAATGTAATAAAGACAATTCATTTTCTCTAATGCTTTGCTAGTCAATCTGGAATCAGCTCTGCCTTTAGAAACAATGTAAATTGGATATTTAGGATTCATCCACATACCTCAAATGAGCTACAGCTCTAGGTTCTGCATAGGGAAACCAGATTGTTTTGAGTTTGGGGGTAATCTTTTGACCCATCAACTCAGCAAACTTTTGGACATCTTGCTCATTTCTGAACCTGACATTAAGGACTCTATAAGGGGTAAGGTCTTCCTGTACAAATTCTGGCATATCTTGCCATTCAGCCTGAGCTGTAATAATTTCACCAAATAAATCATATTTCATAATTAAATCCTAAATTTAAATTGTTTAATTAGGGCATCAATTTGTTCTTTAATTTCAGGTGGTGGGGGGACACCAGCAGGAGGTGGAAGATAAGCCTGTACTTCAGGTCTTAGTTTTGGACATTCCATCAATAATTTTTTAAACTGAATTAAATTTGGAGGTCTTTCAGGCAAATTTTCAAAAGCCCATTTAAAACATTCCCATCTACCATCAAAATGATAGAGTTGTTCAGCCCATAATTCTTTGACTTCATGGATATCATTTAATGCCCACATAGAATCCCAACTTGATCCATAGGTGTTGGAAAGTCTTAAAAAAACCTTGTTAATAACTTCTATGGGTAGGCTCATTTCAGCTCCAATATGTCATTTGGGGTTATGTCAATAGTTGGTCTTCTGGTTTTCCCTACCATTTCATCATGTCTAGCTTTTTTAATTTCTAAATCACTTTGGTAAAAGGATTTTTGCTTGTTTTTAGAAATGTCCTGTCTTCTAACCCAATTTCTCCAAGTTGCTGACCAGTCAGTTTTGCTTGCATCTTTAGATTTTGAAATCCAATAGTCTTTGAAAAATTCAGCTATTTTTTGTGGATCAAGGTCTGGTCTTTCTGATTTGCAAAAATTGTAATCAGACTCAGATAATTTCCAGTTTGGGGAAAGCCTTGAGGCTTTTGTCTTTACCTCTGTCTCTTTCTCTTTCTCTAACTCTGTCTCTGTCTCTGTCTCTGTCTCTGTCTCTGTCTCTAGACCATCATGTTGATATCCTTTTGATATCACATTGATATCATCATGTATCAGCCAGTGATTTAATTTGGATAAGCAATCTTTAGTAGTCTTTAATGGCAATCTAAGTCTAAAACTAAGTGTTTTTAGTTCAGGTATATTTCCATCATCTTCAGAGGCAATAAGCCAAAGCATACAAAGAACTTTTGCTGACAAAGGGTCAAGTTCATGCCAGTCTATGTCATCCAAAAGGTCACGATACAGTTTGACCCAGGGTGGTTTCCTGTCCTTGAAATGCTGAAATTTAGTCCAATTCTTTATTCTCATAAATGCTCCGCGTTACTCCCAGAAAAGAAACTAAGGCAGGAGGGGAGTACTCTTTTCGAAAGGGGGATCAATCCCTATCTAGCCCAGTTTCAAAATATTCTACATCAAAATCTTAATAGCTCATCAAACCATTCAGGCTTTAAAACTCTTAACTGCCATAGCCTGCCTTTGGGTATCTCATCCCAATTGTTCACAGCCTGCCTAGTAACTCCTAAAAGTTTGGCTAGTTTGGCTGGTGTTCCTGCAAGTAATATGGCTCTTTCTTTTGTCATGTTGCTTATTGTACACATTTATTGACAAATTTAACTATTTTTGTGGTGTTAGGGATACTACCAACAAAATAATGTAAATTTTCATTTACCATAAGGGCTATCAGGACAGCAACTGATATTTTTAAATTAAGACTAAATTAAGGAAACATTATGAGCAATAGATCATTTTATGAACCAGATGGTGACTATGATGAAGACCCTGAAGTTGCAGAATTAAGGGCTAGGGACTTTTTTGAGAAGCAGTATAGAAGTCATTATTTTGCACATCCACACTGTCAAGACCCTGACCATCCAGGATGCCCAAATTGCGAACCAGAGGACTTTGAAGATGACAATTAAATTCAGAAAAGGGAATATTAATCCCACAACAAAAACATTTCCAAGAACACTAGCTGAGGCATTTCCTGAGCATCCAGAGCCAAACTTTGAGCAAGAAGGCTTTGATAAGGAAGACAAAATGGTAATCATAGCCTGCTTTGTTATTGCATTTATTTTATTTATTTTATTTACATGGGGAACATTATGACTAATCAAGGTGGAAAGTTAATAGCAACAGCATTTGTAAAGGCACAGAAAGAGTTTGGACCAGCTCTGAAGTCCAGCACTAATCCACATTTCAAATCCAAATATGCAGACCTTTCAGCCTGTGTGGAGGCTGTAATTGATGCCTTAAATAACAATGGCATAGGAATGATGCAAAAGCTATATGAAAATGCAACTGGAGTAAGTGTAGAAACCATATTTCTGCATGAATCTGGGGAGACTTTGGAGTGTGGTGTTTTGCATGTACCAGCAAGCAAACAAGACCCACAGGGTTATGGTTCTGCTTTGACCTATGCAAGGCGCTATTCCCTGATGAGTGCCTGTGGCATAGCCCCAGAAGATGATGATGGCAACATGGCATCCAGAAAGCCAGAGCCAAAATCAAATGTAAATGAGTCTGAAATGGTTGATTGGCTAGAGGCAATAGCTCAGAGCCAAGATTTAGCTGAGTTGCAAAAAAACTTTGTAAAAGCAATTGCAGCCACTGATGGTGACAAACAATGGCAACTTAAGGTAATTGCTGTAAAAGACAAAATGAAGAAAAAACTGGAGGCTAAATAATGGAAACAAGGGTTGTTTGTTTGATATAATAATTAAATGGAAAATTTAACTAAAGATCAACTTACAAATTTGTTTTATATTTATCCTGAAAACGGAAAAGTTTTTTGGAAAAATGTTTCTAAACACCATAAAAGATTAAATGGCATTGAAGCTGGATGTGCTCAAAATTCAAAAAATAAAGATTATTGGGTAATAAAAATAAACAATAAAAAATATAAACGAGGAAGATTAATATTTTTTTATGTTTATGGAAAATTACCTAAACCTTGTATAGATCATATAAATGGTAATTCTCTTGATGACAGAATTGAAAATTTAAGAGAAGCAACAGTTATTGAAAATGCTTGGAATCATAAAAAAAGAAAACGCAAGATTAATTTGCCAATGGGTGTAAGAAATACTCCAAATGGAAAATTTCAAGCAAGAATTAGTTATTACGGAAAGCAACTTCATTTGGGAGTATTTGATACATCAATTGAAGCTGAAAATGTTTATAAATTAAAAAGGAAAGAACTTTATGGAAAATTTGCATGATATGGAGCAAGGGGGAGAAGCATGGTTTCAGGCTAGACTTGGAAAGGTCACAGCATCTAGAGTTGCAGACATAGTAGCAAAGACCAAATCAGGCTATTCCACAAGCAGAGATAACTATATGGCTCAATTGCTATGTGAAAGGCTTACAGGCAAGCCTGGTGAGTCTTTTAGCAACTCTGCTATGCAGTGGGGGACTGAGACTGAGCCATTGGCTAGGGCAAGCTATGAGGTCAAGTACAACTGCATGGTTAACCAAGTAGGATTTGTCCAGCATCCCAGAATTGAAATGTCTGGTGCAAGTCCAGATGGCTTGGTTGATGGGGGATTGTTGGAGATTAAATGCCCAAACACAGCCACACACGTTGATACTTTGTTATCTGGCAAAGTGCCCAGCAAGTACATTACCCAAATGACATGGCAAATGGGTTGCACACAGACTAACTGGTGTGACTTTGTGAGCTATGACCCCAGGATGCCTGAGAATCTTCAACTTTTTTGCAAAAGAGTTGACTTGGATCAAGCATATTTGGCTGAATTAGAGACTGAAGTAATCCAGTTTTTAAAAGAGCTAGAAGATAAAGTAAATAAATTAAGGAACTTAAATGTCTAAAGTAATCTCAGAACTTAGCACCATTGTTGGCACATACACAGATAAGGATGGCAACAAAAAGAACAAATATCATAGGCTTGGGTCTATTATTGACACACCACAAGGACACATGCTTAAGATAGACTCAATCCCAGTTTGTGACCCTCCTTGGTCTGGCTGGGCATGGATTAATCCTCCAAAGGAGAGAACAATTAGCTTTGACAAAAAGGATGATGACATAGGATTTTAAGGTTTTGGGAGGTGGTAAGGGTTAGCGCCTTGCTTGGATTTAGAGAATGAAACTTGTACAAACACTGCTTTATGTGAGCCTCCCAATTTATATTTACATTAAGGAAAAATTATGAAACAAATTACGATTTTTGACCAAATAAATGAAATGTTTAACAGCTCTGGTTTATTAAGCAGGCACTTTGGCACTGAGTCCAAGATGTTAGCCAGAAAAACTGACCCAGAGACATCCAAAGCATCAGCTCAGACTGTGGACACAACTAAACTGGAGGAAATTGTCTATGAGGCTATTAAGTCTTTTGGGGAAAGAGGATGTATTTCTGATGAAGTGCTAGATATGTTCCCAAAGCATAGATATAGCTCAATCACTGCTAGATATGCACCACTTCTCAGAAAAGGCTTTATAGAGGCTACTGGCGAGACTAGGAAAGGTAATTCTGGCAAACAACAAAGAGTGATGAGGGCTATATGATTAAAGATACAGCGGTACAAATACTTTTAGAACACTTTAGTGAAGGCATGGTACGCACAATAGTTGATGCTATTGCTGAAGACGAACGTGAGGAATGTGCAAAGATATGTGAAGAACTGCGTGATGACTGGTTTCGTGGACTTGGTCGATACGAATTTATGGGCGAAGGTGCTGATTATTGTGTCGACGCAATTAGAGCAAGGGGACAAGAATGATTAAGCTAACTTACGAACACATTTGTGACGTGTGTAATAAAACGCTTGATACAGAAGTTTATGAGTGTAGTGATTATCCAGGAATGGAATTTCCAAAAACACACAGAATGTTTTCATTTCATTGGCAAGGATTAAATGCTCAACTATGCAAAGATTGTGCAAAGCCTTTGTATGAAGCACAAGAGCAAACTATGAAAATAATTATTGCTAACAGAGGATAATAATGACTAAAGAAGAAATAATTTTTACTGACTACTCTGTCGAAACCATTTGTATGTATATCTACAACGCCATCTTGGTAATCACGATAGGTCTGTGTATGTACTACATATCTCCTTGGTGTTGCTTTATGTGCATGTTTGGAGCTACGAGGGATAAAGGGGACAAGAATGAAGATTAGGGTATGGCGTAGACAGATGACCAGAAGGGACAAAGGTTTTGTAAAGTCAGTTGGTAGATTGATGGATTTAATGGCATATCATTCAAATAAACTCCTAAAAGCAATTGAAAGATATTTATGAAAATTCCATAAAAATAAAGAAACAAGAATGAATGAAATACTAATTGAACTCACAATCAATGTAGTGGCACTATTTGTTATATTTATTTGTGCATATTTAATAATTAAGGAACTTAAGGAATTGACCACATGAAAACAGAAGAACAATGGGAAGAGGAAGCACTAAAGCAAGAGCAGGATGAGCCTGTATCTCATTTATGGGAATGTATTGGTAGATGGTCTGCATATCTTGCAAATAATGGAATGTCAGCAGAATTAGCTCCACCTTCATGGCTTGTTGATGCAATAAATAAAGCAATTACACTACAAACTAAAGAATGGGTAGGGTTAACTAATGAGCAAATTGTTGATTTGGTAATAAAAAACGCAGGTTTTCCAACTAAATTAGCAAAAGCAATAGAAGCTAAATTGAAGGAAAAAAACACATGAAACATAAACACTCAGAATTGATTAAAAAATGGGCAGATGGGGCTGAAATTCAATGGAAAGACAAAAACGGACAATGGGAAGATATGGGTGAGCCATTGTGGTATGAAAAACATGAATATAGGCTAAAACCCGAAGAAAAGACTGATTTTGCAGTTTCAGCTAATGTGGTGTTTAAATTAGGAGTTGCTGGAGACTATTTGGAGTTTTCCAAGACTGGGAAACATAATATTGAATTTGTATTTGATGGCACAACCCAGAAACTGAAAGCAACCAGACCCTATAAAAATGATTGAACTATTAACCCAAAGAAAGCTGCAACTCCAGGCACTTTACAAAAAATGTCCAGACATTCAAATTGTTTACAGGCTTAGAGAAATTGAGCTAATGACCAAAAGATACAAAAAATTGTTGGAAATTGAAGTAGATGCCAGTGGTTTTAGACCTGAGCTGGAGAAATTGGCAAAGGATTTAAATGGCTGATTCACTCATAATATCTGCACTTTTATTCATTGGGGCATCTATTTTTGCCACTGTTGTTTGGTGTTTTTTGATGTATATAATCTGGGAGGAGGAAGATCAAAAGCTCAAAAAAGCTATCCAAAACAACAAAATTCACTTGACAAGAGATAGTGATTTGGGATAATTGAGACTCCAATTTTTAACTTGCAAGGAACAAAAAATGGGATATTATGGAATGGAAAAAGAGCCTAAAGGGGCTAAGTCATCAGATTTAACTGGTGAAAAGAAAATGGGGCCGAAGTCTTTTGACAAAATGGTCGGACCAAACAGCATGAAAGGCACAAAAGGCATGTCTGGAGAAAAGATGCCCAAGGGTGCTGATTCTGCTGATGCCATTGGTGAAATCAAAAGACCTCTAAATGGTGGCGTTGCAATGGGCAAGGCTGATAGCATTGGCTCTAGAGACATGAGCCACATGGGCAAAGTGGATGGTAAAACTGGTGAATTTAACACTGGCTCAAGAGAGTCTGAGTGCTATGTTCATGAGAGAACACCACATAT